CACTGATAACTAATACACGAAGAATAACGGATTTCCCTCTGAAGTGTCAAAGAAAAACGAATAAAACTGATGGGCTTGGAGAAGGTAACAATAGAACCCTGCTCCCACCCATCATCAGAGGAATCACACTCTGCCAAAAAAATGAGGAGAGGATTAGCAATCAACACAGGAGAGCATCTCATGCTAATCCAGCCCCTCGCACAGGAATCAGCAAAAACCTGTGCCATAAATCAACCTCGTTGCATTAGGCAATACATTATCAAGTGTACATAACACTGTCAACTCCATTAATCACATTTTATCAAATTCTTTCTTGGCATTTCCTAACATTTCGTCTTCAGTGCTTTATTCTTGCTACTTTGTAACACGGGAGTGTCGGGAAGTCGAGGGTGATATACATAGACTACAGGTTGAAGAAATCATCTGCCAAAGCTTCTTCTATCTCTGAGTCTGCTTGAGAGGCTGCTTCAGGGTCGTCTAACCACCCAGACTTGATACCTTCCATCCATTTGGCGACGTCTTTTCCAGAAGCCTTGTTGGGGAAGGTGAAGTCATAGTCTAATGAACCGTTAGGATAGGATGGAGGGGCAGTAAGCACAATCTGGTTGAAAACAGTCCTTACATGCTTCACAGCTATCTCTACCCCAGAATCTCTGACAATCTTCAGTAGCCTCAGCCGGCACTCTCTGATGTTATCCCTCATGATGTCACAGCCATACAGGCATGAGAGAGCCTCTACGGGGTCATGGCCTAGTGACATCTTACGTTCAAGTACTGGGGCAAGTAGTCCACCATTGCCACAGGCTGGGTCAAGGAATGTCTTTCCTGGCTCCCAAGCCTCAGGGCCATACTCTGCAAGCTTATCAAGCATCTCATTAGCAAGAGAGAGGGATAGAAGCTTCAGCAGTGGTGTCAAGGATACCAACTCTCATTTCAAGAGGGCAACCATTGTCCTGTAGTGCTTTACGTCCAGCAATCAAATGTGCTACAGTACTAGGAGCAGAACCTTCTCCACCAGCATAGTTTACTGCAAAACCAGCAGCAGCAACTTCGATGAGGTACTCATCAATTGCATTACGAATTGCATATACAGCAGGTTTCGTTACAACTTCGTTGAAGTCATCCAATTCAAGCGACTTCTCTTCGGAGGTAAGTGTATGTGCTACATAAGGCTGTTCGGTAAGTTGCAAATTAACAGTAGACTCAGTGATGTCATTATCAGTGACGGTGGAACTGTCATCAACAAAATCACGTGCGGTTTGTGTAGGCGGAACCTTAATCGAAACAGTATCACCGATCTTGTTTGCGAATTTAGATTCATAGTTACGGTTAACTAGGTTAGCCATAACGAGGTTGTTAGCAAGGATTATAGAAGCATCTCTAGCTACTAGGTCCGTTGTTACGAATGTGTTACTCATGATATATTACCTTTGTTTTGTGTTTAACTTAATTTCTTATCAGCCAAGTATTTGGCTCTTTCGTCAACAGTCATCTGATCTGGAGTTTTAGTACCTGATAGCTTACCTGTTCCAGTAGTGGAACCAGTACCAGTTGCAGCATCTGTTGCAGCTAGGATTGAGGAGTATTCAGTGGAGAAGGTATCTCTTGCAACTTTGACAGCCTCTTCATCAGTCAAATCGACTTCATTAAAGGCTTTCTCTACTGCAATTCTTTGCAAATCCTTAGGGATAGTATCTAGGAATCTAATAGACCCTCCTACTTTCTCCAAGTGATATGACCTTACAGTCGTATCATACTCTTTTTGCAAAGCGAGTTTGGCTTCTTCTGCTGTCTGGTTTGATGCTTTGACCTTTTCGATCTCAGCCTGGAGCCTCTCTACCTCAGACATGTCCTTGGTTTTAAGATCTTCCAACTGTGTTTCCAGTTCTGCAGCCCTTAACAGTGCTTTCTTTTTCTCTTCCAAGATTCTAGCCTTAGCGGCTTTCTCTGCACCTAGAGCAGCAGCAGCATCTGTATCACCTGCTGTTTGAGTTGTGACGCCCTGAATCTCTTTGATCTCTTCCTCTGTGAGGTTAAGTCCTTCGATTCCCTGCAGCTTTGTGATAATCTCTTCAATTGCCATACTTTACTCCGATCTATTTATCGTGTGACCAACACATACTCCCTTGTCAACGGCTAGGGCAGCCGAACACTCAACTTTCGGTGTTGAGTAAACCATCTTACATTATGGTATAAATCTTCCGCTATTGCGTAAAAAAGGGGACCCGTAGGTCCCCTTTTGGTTCTTAATCTTAATCAGGACCGGAACTGTTAGAGCTGTCAGAGCTAGATGAACTGTTCTGGACATCCGTACTCTCACTAGAGTCACTAGAATCACTGCTAGAGCTGTTCAAGCTGCTAGAATCACTGCTGCTAGAATCACTGCTAGAGCTGTTCAAGCTGCTAGAATCACTGCTAGAGCTGTTCAAGCTGCTAGAATCACTGCTAGAGCTGTTCAAGCTGCTTACGCTGCTTGCACTGCTTGTGCTTGCACTAGAATCGCTGCTACTGTTCAGGCTGCTTGAAGGGCTAGAGCTTGATACTGAGCTAGAATTAGAGCTAATAGAAGTGCTAGAATCACTGCTGCTAGAATCACTGCTAGAGCTGTTCAAGCTGCTAGATTTAGAGCTCACAGAAGAACTAGAAGAACTAGAACTGGATTCTTCAGTTTCACCGACATCAATAGTCTGCCACGATCCTGCACCAGACAATTCGTAGGTCTGTACGATATATACAGAGGCTTCTACTCCTGTTAGGTTGGACAGCTTAATGGTATCACCATCGTTTGTCCAAAGGTTACCAGTCCAGATACCTTCTCCTTCAGCTGCCAAAGCTTGTACAGCGACTCCATACCAGACACTGTTACGCTTGACGCTAATGCCTAGGTCACCAGTTGCTGCTGTTGCAAAATGAAAATGGACAACACTACTCCATCCGTTATTGCTAGTATCAACTACAATGTTTTCACTTGCGCCTGCTGCAACCGTCTTTCTTATGATATTTTTCATATCCATGGTTTTTCTCCTTACTCTCTCACTTGGAGTTTTTGTTTAACCGACGTTGTGTCAGTCATACATTATTATTCATTTTATCCGTTACTCTTCGCCTGTAAGCCCTACAGCCTCTTTCATATCGTCTTTCACATTGCTTTTCTCAAGCTCAGAAACAATAGATTGATACTTTACGGTATAACCACTGATGCTTGGATCCCATACAGTCATTATCTGAGCAAGCTTCTCTTCCGCCGTCTGTAATGTTTTTGATCTTGCACGGACAAGCATAGATAGATCCAAAAAGTCGAATCCCTTTGATTCTGCAGACTCAGCAGCATTAGTTTCTTTCCTTAACAAGAGCCCAGTAGCCTCGAATAGCTCTTGCTTGAGCTTGCCTAGCTCGTCTCTCATAGCTTGTATGTCAGAGCTTCCTGGCATCATATATCCTGGTGTAACATCTCCCTCTGCAAGTAGGATTGGATAGCTATATCCCTTAATCATTGTAGTAGCCACTTCAGCCGTTACGTTGTACGAACTCATTACAGTATCCATTACTGATGCTGGTAAATACATCTGGGGATAGACTGTGTTGTAGTAGTTGGAAAAGTTAGCACTACAAAGGTCGAGGATAGCTCTGTTTATGCTCTCTAAGCTGTCAAAGGTATGTGGTTCTGAGCTAGGAGTACCTACCAGCACGAATGGCACAGAACCAGTATATGACAGACTCTGCACATCTACTATTGCTTCACCAGATTCTGGAATCGTGATTTTTGTTACTACTCCAGGCTCCCAAAGTCTACGCACAGTTTGGAAATAAGCCTTCTCAACTGGATTACTGGCAATGTACTCAACGGACTCAGTTATAAGCCACTCTATCACTCCATTGCTGTTAATATACCAGTCAACGACTTGAGAAGCATCATAGACCTGTGCATATGGTCTAATCTTCTTAGCAACCTTGTCCGCTCTAGATACCTGCACTTCTGATGGTATTTCGGGGGCATCTATACCTATCCAGCACCATCCGTTAACAGTCAAGAGCGAACTTACGTCAATCATCAAGTCATCAATACTTTTGCCCATAGATGTAATGTCATTCTCTATTTCCGGTGTGATTCCACTCCTGACAGGCAGTGTGCCAAATACATATTGATTAATCTTATCGACGATACGGCTAAGGTAGGGTACTGTATAAGCTCTATCCTTTCGACCTACAACGGTAGACCCATCATTTCTAGTACCTCCAGACCAGTCTGTTTCTGACTCTGCTGCAAACCTAGATAGACGTGCATCAATATAAGGTCTGCCTCCTTTCCAGCCTAGCCTGTTAATTTCTAGCTGATAGCTTCTTAAGGTTAGTATCTCGTGTTCTCTTTCGATTAGTATATCAACTTTTTCATCTGCCATTTTCTGCTCCTTTACTAAGTTACCATTAGTGATGATTTTGCTTTGTTAGATTCTCCAGCGATGATAGAAACAGCATCAACAATGTCATCGTGAGATCCATCTGGGAATGCTAAAAACTCTTGGATTAGATGGTCATTCCAGACAGCTTTTGCCATATGGACATTCCCAGCCTCGAAGATAGGCTCCAGTATACTTGCCTTCAAGATTTTATCTCCAGGCAGTCTACTGGACCTAACGATATTTCGACCTGACAGTAATCGTTGCATTTCTTTAAAAGTGTCCTTATAAGCTCCCCAAGCCTCTACATAGACTGGGACAGTTGATCCGTCATGATTTGCAGCAGCTATAATTCTGCGATTTCTCTCTGGTGCTTCCCATTGTCCACGAATCATCTCTTTGATCCATAAGTGCTTACATCCCTTGGCATCCTTTGTGACTGCACCCAACACTCCAACGGTATAGTCAGGATCATTCTTATTTCGTTCTTTTGCGGTTGAGGCTAAATCCCACACCCGTAAATATCTTATTTCAGGAAAATCCTTATCGTCAATTATATCTACGTTGCTACAATCAAACATGTTTCCAGTTTCTATGACTGGACTACACATGTATTGAGCGGACCACTCCCTCAATCCTATCGTTTGCCTAATAGTATTCAGTTTATCCGCTGGATAGCGTGCGGGCCACAAAGCATCATATCCATCTTCTCCATCGTCTATTGCAGGGAGTTCGAGCACATCCCATTGCTCTGAGTCATGCTTTAGCAGATACCCAACCAAATCATCAGGATGCCATCGTGTCATGATAATGATGATAGCACCGCCAGGCTCTAGCCTTGTGTATACCGTTGATTTATACCAGTCTAACACCTTCTCTCTTCTGTTGGTGGACCCTGCATCCTCTCTTGACTTGTATAGGTCATCTAGTAGCATCAGGTCGGCCCCTCTACCAATAAGCTCTCCTCCTACACCTGTTGCAAAGTATGATCCACCCTGAGAGGTTTCCCATTCGGCTACCGATTTCTTGGCAGCCAGATCATCCGTGAGCTTACCTACAGACCCGGGCCATAGTGTCTGATGCTTCTTATCTCCTACAATCCTGCGAGCATCCTGAGAGTGCCGGCGAGCTATCCCTGCTCCATGCCCTGCCTGTACTACTTTTTTTGTAGGATTTCTGCCAAGATACCAAGACGGGAAAAGCACGGATGCATTTAGTGATTTACTATGCCTTGGGGCTGTGGTAATGATGAGCCTGGTTATATCTCCCCGTTCCACTCCTGCCAGTTTGTCAGCAATAGCTTCTACATGCCAAGGATCAAGGTATCCATCATAGACGTACTTGCAATAATCAATATAATTAGCCCTTGCCTGGCGTCGTGCTAGCAATTCAGCAGCTGCTTGTTGTTTTGTGACCAGACTCATATATACCTTGTAAGTGCCTGTAAAGTGTTATGCATCTCCCCTAAGTATCTCTGTTAGCTCTTCATCTGTCATCTCAGCAACGTCATGTTTTAAGGTGATTTTGATATTCTCTTCCGTCCATCCTGACATTTTGCCAAGCTGTGCTATAGCTCTAATCTTTACGGCTCTATCTCCGAATTCTGAGGTTGCTATATCAGATAGGATGGACTTTGCATGTATTATTGATATGATAGACTCAGCTTGAGCTAGCTCCTGGAGCCTCTTTATTTCGGCTTTAAATCTCGGATCAGCACACATCCTTGATGTGTTGGACCTTGACCATTTTGACTCCTTATAGCCTGCCTTTATAGATGCTTTTTCGTGCTTCATCCCTCCTGCAATATATGCCGCCATAGTAAGCTGTTTCGGGTTCAGCTTGGTTAATTCTCTCTTTTTCTTCTCCATTTTTCCTCCAACTTTGCTAAAAAAAGTGCTTTGTGCGACAAAGTGTGATCTCATTAAATGTATTTTCTTCCGTTTATTTTGCTGCAGATGTTAACTTTTTGCAGGCTAGTCTGGGCATCAAGCAATGAAACTGAGGATAAGCACATATAGCCTTAAGCTGCAAATGTACCCAGCTTTTCTTTTTACCTGACAACTTACACAATTTGCTGAATTGTATATCAGGATTAATAACCAAGATACTAACGATATGTTGCTGTAGTGGAGTGAGCTGGACGAAAAGATGTGTGAATTCTGAGAACATCTCTTTTATCACAGCAGTTACCTGTTCGTCTTTCCACATTTCGTCTATGTCAATTTTGTTTTTTGGCTCGTCAAAATCGGGATAACGAAATGACTGCTTTGCTGGATCTACAACGAATCTCTCCCATTCGTCCAAATTGTCTATTTTGCTTGTGTCTGATTCGTACATACTCATCTCCTTGTTTTAAAAATCTTCCATTATGGTATCAACAATGCAATTAACACTGTCAGATTGATTAGGCTTTGCTATCATTGTTCTCCTGGTAGGCTTCTTTGCTGGGGTAGGTTGGGTAGATTGGGTAGGTTGGGTAGCTAACTCTAGGCTAGCTGACAGAATGTCTGCGGACAGCTCTGGCATAAGGCTAGTATCTCCATCTATGCACGCACTTATTTCTACAGTGGGCCAGTCCTGTATTGATGATGATAACGATATACTACTGATTTCATAACCAAATTGGTAAAATATATCTTTGATTATGTTTATATCGTTGGTATCGTCTGAGAAACCGAATCTAGTCATAAGTACTGAGCAATCAATTTCGTGCCTATATGTGTGCTCGAGGCTATCAGGTGATAATGGCAGTTGCTCAGTGCTACTTTGGTAAGATTGCAGGCATACACTCATGTTACTTCTCCCCTATTTTTGCGACCTTGGTATATCCTTGTTGCCCTCAGGATACTGCAGGCTGATCTTCCCACCCTTTTCCCGATCATTGCCATTGTCATACCTTTTTGTCGCATCTCCCAACATCGTCTTTCGTGCTCGATCTTATCAAATTCTCTATTATGCTTATCGTACTGATCTGTGGCTGTTGCTCTCTTGATCCTATTGCGTACTCTTTCGATAGCATTATCTATCTGTTTCGTATTTTTGCCTAACTTTTCTGCGATATCTAAGTAGCAGTATCCCTGCAGATAATAATGCAATGCATCTTTCATCAGCCCAGACAAATCCAGCGACTCTATAATCTTCAGCTTTGCTTCGATATCATTTTTTACCGACAATAGGGATAGTGCATCTAGCTGTGTTGGATCCGTGAGTATATCTAATCCCGAGCATCCTCCGTCTATTCCGTCGATAGGTGCATCTAATGACTGCTGGTACACCTTTGTGTTTTTAACGATATGCACGTTCATTTTTACAAGATTCTTTTTAGCAAGTATCAGATTTATGATAGCACCCCTGGAATTAATCCATGTGTATGTGCTTATTGATGCTTTAGCAGGGTCCCATTTGTGCATATTTTTGCAGAGCCTTAGCACAGCTTCTTGATACAGATCATCCTGTGATACTTCTGGAGCTGTGCTAAAATACTTAGACACACATGCCCATATCGTATGGGACATCACCTCTACTAGCTCGTTACGGCACTCGATCCACTCATCTGTAAACTGCTTTAGAGAGATCAACTTGGCAGACAGCTCTTTTATCTCTACTGATTGTAACTTACGCTGCTCTTTGTCTAGCTTTGGCGATTGTGCTATTGGGTGATTTCGTATCATTTTACTATCTTTCGTAAGTTGAGCTATCCAGCTGCCTTAATTTTATGACCTCATCGTCTGTCAAATTACCTATGTGTATCATTGATGATAATTCAAAAAGCTGTATCTCTACTCTGCCTTCAGACGCTGGTAATTTATGACTTGGCTTGAGTAATGCTATCTCGTTGCCATATATTGTTTTTGTTAGGTAATCTACCCAGACTATTATAATTGGCATATTTAGGTTAAGCTGTTGTAGCTGGTAATTGTACCAATCGGCAACATCAATACCCGTACAGGCATATTTTGTCATTCTTGGCTTTGTTTTTACTTCAACGATTTTATAGCCTGTATCTCTGTGCCACGTCAGAATGTCGATTGGATGGGATCCATCCTCTTCATCAAATTTGGCAATTTTATAGCCTTTTTGCTTGAGTCTATCGACAACAATCCCTTCGCCGTAGCTGCCTAACACTGTTGTTGCTAGGCTCATAAAATTGTTATTATCGTTGCTCATGTCCAATAGTACTCGGACAATAATAGTTTCTCCTGCTTATTTATACATTTTTTCTTGACAAGGTGCTGAATTGCTGCAAAAACGGATAAAATGAATAATAATAGACTGACAAATCACACAATAACGATAACGATGTAAAATGGAAAAAAGTAGTGATAGCCTTAAAAAGCCCGTAAATAGCCCTACAAGCCGTGAGGGTGTAAAGGTAGGGGATAACACACATAGAGCAGATAACGGCAAGGGTAGCCGTAACAGGAGCTCTTGTAAGAGTTACTGGAACAGCAGTTATTGGGACAAGCCATGAGCAAAACGTACAGACGTAAGAAGCCTTGGGATAAGCCTGGCAAAGAATTCAAGCAAATGAAACGCCAGGCTGAGAGAGCTCAGGTTAAAGACGCAATGGCAAAAGGCAAAGAGATTCCTCGTTTCAGGAAATCTGATCAGTGGGACTGGAACTGATTTGATCCCATAACGGCTTATCATCTAAAATACATTGCTCAATCCTATCTAACTCTGCAGTATCATCTAGATTGATCTCATTGCCCTTGTTATCACACAGATACTGATACTGTAACATATTGTCTAGTGCCCAGTTTACAACTGCTTCTGGACTCATATGCATTGATCCACGGTCTGATCTACCTTTAAAGCTGTGGCACGAACAGCAGACGATGATACGGTTATGGGGATCAAATCTGAGAGCAGGATACATCTTTTTTGACCATGCATGATGTGCCTGGAGTCTATCAGTTGTACCACACAGGTAACAACATTGATCTTCTTTTCTTCCCTCCGAGGACCACAGTTTCAGGAGTTTCTTTCTTCTCTTGACATTGATCTTCTTTTGTTCAGTTTTTGTCACGGATAGCCTCCAGTCGTTTTTTGCTACCAAAATATTTCCTTCTTATCTTGAGCAGCCTTGAAGATACATACTGCCGGCTAACCCCAATATCCATGGCAATATCAGCTTGACTCCTACCATTGATTAACTCTTTTACTATTTTGTAGTCATAGCCGTCAAGCTTATTCGTTAGTTCACTGATCCATGCATCAAGAGCAATAGCCTTTTCCTGCCTGGTGATGGCATCGTAGGGAGCTTTAGCCCTTGAGTCAGGTAATGTATGGCTCAACCCCTTATCTCCGTCCACAGACCCGTCAGTCCAGTCTAAGGACAGCTCCTTGGGTTTATCCGCCCCAGTCAAAAGCCTTTGAGGCACTGATACCTGATAACGATCCAAAAGATTTGAGTGACTACATGACCACTGCATTACTCGGTGGAAGTATGTTGTAGGCTGAGCAGCAGTTTCGCAATTAACCTGTTTACAGGCTCGGTGTATTCGTATCCAGAGCCTGGATTTATAGTCGTCTACATCCATGGTACTGTTAAAGTATCCGAATCGACTGACAGCTTTGCCTGGAATGGACGAATCCCAGACAAGCAGAGCCATATCGTTAATGCAGTCAAGATATGCTTCATCATCTTTTTTGAGTGAATCTCTGATGATAATCAGTTTGCTTAGCTCTTCATTAAGTTTTATCAGTTCGTCTTTCATGGTAACTACTACCCAGGTTTACCTTGCTTTACCTTGCTTTTAACATTGATTTTCTTGTCTGTAAGTTTCATGTAACTTATACCTCCAGTATCTGTCAAAATGTCCTTGTAGGTAGAAAAAACAGACCATGACTTTCGCACCCTATATTATATCCAAGGAATGTCATTGACAAAAATCAATGAAACTCCCTGTATTGCAGTGACTTACACAGAAATAAAAGAATTTACTGTTTTTGTAGGTTATTTGCTACCTAAATCCCTAACTGACTATCATCCTGTTACTGCCAAAACCCTTGGGGTTTTTAAGGCAGTAAGGATGATGGTAAGCCGACAGGCTTAGCTCTTCAATTGAGTCCTTGCACAGGTATCACTTCACTCACCCCCTGCCCCCTGAGGGGGTAAATCCCTGGATAAAATAATACCAACCAACCAACAGCCAAACCAACCAACAGCCCTAGTTGTATCACGGTGGAGTTAAGAGTTAAGGATGAGATACATCATGGTTTCGTGCGATTGTCATCAACCAAATTCACGTCAAGAAAAAAGGTGTATAATGTTCCAGTGATAAATATTATTGGTCTGACAAAGGAATGTCATGTCCCACCAGAGTACTATTATTCATGACAAGAATAATTAACACTGCAAAAGGATATGACATGAATGAAGAACTAAGAACAAAGCTAACTGAGATTACATCTAACTCAGGCAGTCGTCAAGATGAAAGAAATAGACAGCTGTTGGTTGGAGGACTTGAGGGAAGTGGTAAATCAAGAGATGTACTTGACTGTGTACTTAACGGTGACATAATAGACTTTGAAAGCAGATATGTAGTCTATGCCGCTAACTCTTATAAGCTCCTCTCTGAGAGGCAGGCTGAGCTAATGAAATCCTATGGACTGACTGAAAGGGAATGTCCAATTATCACGAAGTGCAAGCTTGAGAACATAGAGGAGCATAACAAGCAATATATAGGGAACAACCCTAGGGATACCTATCCAATTGAAGCTAAGGTAATTTTGATGACTATTCAGGCTGTCAAAAAATGTCATCATACGATGTTGGAACCAGAGAAATCATCTATAGGTAAGATATTTTCTATGCTAATTGTAGATGAGTTTGACTTTTGTTCGTGCCTCATCCCTCGCTTAGACCATCTCGTTAACAACATGATAGGTAGCAAGTCAATAACAACTATCCGAAAGTTCGTCACTAAACACTGGTCTAGAATGGATGCAGATAGGCTAGATGATAGCTATAACGGATATGGCAATCAAGAGGTTCAGGTTGCTTATTACATAGACCGTAACAGGACCAGATGTATCCCAACTGTTTTTATCAGTTCAGAAAAGGTAGCTGAACTAACTCTTTCGTCTATAGGCTTCGACATCATATCTCTAGGTGGAGATAAGTTTAAGAATCACACTTTGAATGTATGCCCAGCTATTGTAAATAGATTCCTATATGGCAAGCTAAACCAGGACAATAGCTGGGGTATCTTCGGTAGTAAAACTATTATAGCAGATAAGTATGATAAAAAGCTACCACTCATCCACGATACTGAAATCATAAATCATATGCAATGCAGGGGGAGCAATAAGATTCAGGGAGAGAAATCGTTATTGTCAATTGTGTCACATGTCCCTGCAAACGTGATAAATAGCATCTACGCAGCTGTAAATAGCCCTTATTCCTTTGGGGAAGAGCCCTCACGGGATGAGATACAGGCTCTGTACTACAGGGACAGGGTTATGCAGGCTATAGGCAGAGTGCTTGGATACAGGGGAGAGAGGCATGGAGTACAAGAAACATGGCTAATCATATCTGATGGCATATGGGAAAGCATTCAGGCATACATTGCCTCTGGAGTAATTGACCTGCCATATTCAGTCAAAGAGTGGTGTTTTGAACACGCTGACTGGAAAGAACTTCAGTCACATGCTGCTAATATGATGGCACATAATCAAGAAAATAGGGATAAGCACAGAAAATACATCAGTGGTGAGAATGAAGTTCTTGCAAAAAACTTGATAAGTGATAAGCTGATCATAACTAGGGATACTAATGACTATATCCCACTGTCTGTCATTAAAAAAATGATGAAAGATGCAAACATAGTGTCTATGCTTCCAAAGTCATTAGGTGCTATGCAGGGACTAATCCCATCAAGGATTACACGTAATGGTAAAACTAAATGGGTGTTCAAGGGTGTAAAGGTACAGTAGTCATAAGGATAAACGAATATGAGCAATACATCTGAAATGATTGCAATCATGGAACATGGTATGAGCCTGGCTACGTTTAGCGAGTTCGAGGACTTGTTAAGGGCTCATAGCCTTATTGTTTACCCGCGAGGTATCAATCTAGTCATTAGGGATAACCTTACAGGCTACAGGAAGAGGCTAAGAACCATTGGAATGCATGATAGATACATGGAAAGGCTGAGGGACTGGGGAGCCTTAGTACATGAGTAACCACAATGATCACAAATAAATACGGAGTAACAGGAACACGTTTATACACAAGTACTTAGGCTTGTTTTTGAGTGTATCTTGGAGTAACCACAATGAGCCAAACATCTGAAATGATAGCAACGATAGAGCACGGACTTGGTCTAGATACCAGTACCGAATTTGAACGTTATTTGGCATGTCTGGACCTTGCCATAGTCACAAAAGGATTCAACTTGGTCTGCATAAACGAAGATACGGGGCTGAGGAGAAGGCTGACCACAATAGGGCTACAGGACCAGTACCTTGCTCGTTACAGGGAGTGGGATGAGTAACACATTCGTAACAACGGACCTAGTAGCTAGAGATGCTTCTATAATCCTTGCTAACAACCTCGTTATGGCTAACCTAGTTAACCGTAACTATGAATCTAAATTCGCAAACAAGATCGGTGATACTGTTTCGATTAAGGTTCCGCCTACACAAACCGCACGTGATTTTGTTGATGACAGTTCCACCGTCACTGATAATGACATCACTGAGTCTACTGTTAATTTGCAACTTACCGAACAGCCTTATGTAGCACATACACTTACCTCCGAAGAGAAGTCGCTTGAATTGGATGACTTCAACGAAGTTGTAACGAAACCTGCTGTATATGCAATTCGTAATGCAATTGATGAGTACCTCATCGAAGTTGCTGCTGCTGGTTTTGCAGTAAACTATGCTGGTGGAGAAGGTTCTGCTCCTAGTACTGTAGCACATTTGATTGCTGGACGTAAAGCACTACAGGACAATGGTTGCCCTCTTGAAATGAGAGTTGGTATCCTTGACACCACTGCTGAAGCTTCTATCCCTCTCTCTTGCTAATGAGATGCTTGATAAGCTTGCAGAGTATGGCCCTGAGGCTTGGGAGCCAGGAAAGACATTCCTTGACCCAGCCTGTGGCAATGGTGGACTACTTGCCCCAGTACTTGAACGTAAGATGTCACTAGGCCATGACCCCGTAGAGGCTCTCTCATGCCTGTATGGCTGTGACATCATGAGGGATAACATCAGAGAGTGCCGGCTGAGGCTACTGAAGATTGTCAGAGATTCTGGGGTAGAGATAGCTGTGAAGCATGTAAGGACTGTTTTCAACCAGATTGTGCTTACTGCCCCTCCATCCTATCCTAACGGTTCATTAGACTATGACTTCACCTTCCCCAACAAGGCTTCTGGAAAAGACGTCGCCAAATGGATGGAAGGTATCAAGTCTGGGTGGTTAGACGACCCTGAAGCAGCCTCTCAAGCAGACTCAGAGATAGAAGAAGCTTTGGCAGATGATTTCTTCAACCTGTAGTCTATGTATATCACCCTCGACTTCCCGACACTCCCGTGTTACAAAGTAGCAAGAATAAAGCACTGAAGACGAAATGTTAGGAAATGCCAAGAAAGAATTTGATAAAATGTGATTAATGGAGTTGACAGTGTTATGTACACTTGATAATGTATTGCCTAATGCAACGAGGTTGATTTATGGCACAGGTTTTTGCTGATTCCTGTGCGAGGGGCTGGATTAGCATGAGATGCTCTCCTGTGTTGATTGCTAATCCTCTCCTCATTTTTTTGGCAGAGTGTGATTCCTCTGATGATGGGTGGGAGCAGGGTTCTATTGTTACCTTCTCCAAGCCCATCAGTTTTATTCGTTTTTCTTTGACACTTCAGAGGGAAATCCGTTATTCTTCGTGTATTAGTTATCAGTG